CTGTTTCACCTCTCTTTTTTCCATATTGTTTTTTCATGGATTTCATTATTTTTTTACCTTTTTCATTTAATGGCATTAATTATCCTCCGTGATTACCGCTGCTTGCTTGACTCCAGTTTTCGCAAGACTAACTCCAGCTCTTAATTTAGCTAAATCTTCGTTTTGTTCCATTTTATCTTCTGCAATCTCGCCTTGTTGCATTAATCTTGCTCTTGCAAGGTCGATTTGGGCCTCATCATTGTCTTTTTTACGTTCATTTTCCATCGCACGAAGGTCAACCTCACGTGATTTTAGTTTTAAAAGTGGATCAGAGTCGAATTGTGACGTGATTTTCTTCTCCTCTTTCATAAATTCCTCTGTCATCTCTGCAATCAACACAGATTTTCTTGCTTCGACCTGATTTGTAAGCGCTTGAAGCTGTGCTTGCATCTGTGGATTAGTTGCAGCTTGTTGTTGCATCATAATCATCTGTTGTAATTGCTCTCTAAACTCTAATTGTACTTGTTCTTGTGCCATTAAACTAATGTGTTCTAAAATATTTTTCTGTATCGCTGCCATAACTGCAGGATTATTTCTAACAATGTTTGTTGACATAAAATTTAAGTGAGCTGTGATGTGTGCTCTGTGGTCTTGACCAGGAAAAGCTTGGAAAGGTTTACCTGCTAATGCATTTATGTGTTCCATACTTGGGTCCATTGGTGCAGTTGGCGCTGGTGGTGGTAAAACTGCATCAACATTTTTAACACCGATTGCTTCATACATATTTCTATATACCTGATACAAGTTATGTATCTGAGGATTAGATGTTGCGAGTTGTAATTGTGTTTGTGCTAAAGTCACTCTTTGTGACATAGAAAATATATTTGGATCTGCAACTGGTATAACATCTATTCTATCATCAAAGTCAGTTTGTTTTACGTTTCTTGCACCACCGACAACATCGTATGGATATTCTGGTGGTAAATATTGTGAAACTACTTTTGATAATAATTTAAATTCTTTTTTCATTGCCGCGTAACATCTCTTGTGTATTGCAGACATAACACGAGAGCCACGTTCTAATAATGCAATTGTTGTTCCAACTGCAGCTTGTTGATTACTATCTCCTACTTGCATGTCAGCAATTGCTGCAAATCTTTGACCTGCTTGCACAACAATACCCAATAAATTTAATAATGTTTGAGAAGGTTCCTTGTATGGTAAGGGGAAGAACGCATCACGTAAATTACCACCGGGTGCATCCACATCTTTAAATTCACCTGGTTGTATTGGTGCTGCTTCATCCCTAACTCTTACACCTCTTTGTTTAAATCCTGCTGGTAAGTTTGATAATGTACCTGCGTCTAATAATTGACGGAGAGCCGCCGTTGCCGTACGGCTCAATCCGCCAATCATGTGAATGAGTCCAAAGCCATAAAATCCTAGTCCTGGCAGAAACTTGAAGTGGACAAAATATTGGATCTTATTTTTCTTTAGATCATCGGGCGCATAGTTTCTCCGTATGGAGAGAACTAATCGGCTACCTTCTTCAACAGTTACGATGTAAGGTAATTTTATTCCAGTCGGTTGTCCGTCTGCACCGACCTCTTCAAAACCTTCTAAGTCTAAATTAACATGACACTCTAACAAAGTATAAACAGGTTCGTTCTTACCAGTTTTTTTACTACCTTCTAGGTCACGTTCTTTTTTTTCTAATTCGTTCTTTTCAACATTCCCTGGTGGTGCTAACTCTACATCTCTGTAAAAACCATTGACTTGTTGTTTTCTTAATTCATTTTCAGATATTTTAATTGTATGAATAATCGCTTCCGCATCGTCTAATGAGGTAGCCGTGTACGGAACGATTAATTCATCTGCTGGCACAAACTTAGATACAGCTCGTCCCAGGTTTACATCGTAGTAAACTTTTTTAAATGTTGAACCTGCTAATGGTAAATGAAACAACATAGAATCAAACTCTGCTTCATACTCTTTCATTTGATCCATAACCAAATAATTCATAAAATCTTTTACACGTTGTGCTTGCTGTTCTGTTGCAGGATTTTTTACACCAATGATTTGTGTTCTAACTGGTCCATCACTTGGTAATAATTCTTTGTACGCTTGTGCTTGAAATTGTGTAACAGCTTCTGCCATCACAGGGTGTGTTGCACCTGATGCTCCTTGAAATGGTTCTGTTCTATTTTCGTATTTAAATCCTAAAAGATCTAAACCTTGTATGTATCCTTGCTCCCAATCTTTTCTAGACGCTTTGTAGTCCATGTAGTTTTGAACCATATCGTTGCCGATTGGTTCTAATACATCGTCTGGTAAGAGATCTGCAAGATTATCAAAATGTGATTCAGTTCCAGGTACGTTGATTGCTCCTGGTTCAAAGTCTAATGTTACACCACCATCCTCTTCTGGGATAACTTCTATTGGTCCTTTTTGTTCTTCTGGTTCCTGAACGGCAACTTCTTCTGCTATCTCCTCTTCTGAAGGGATATCTAATTTAGTTCTAGTGTTCGGGAGTCCTTTTTCTATTTCTGCCATTTAATACTCCTATAAGTTTCTAACACGTTTCATAAGACCTTGCAACCCTTGTGAGTTAGGTCCTCTTTCTGGTGGTGGGCCTTGATCTACACCTGCTATTTTAGCAATACCGCCGCCTGCTTTTTCGAATCTAAAATTTTCTGCAAAATACTTTTGTTTGTTAAAAATATCAGCATCTCTCATTATATTTTGATAATCCTCAGCTTCAAAATCTTTTAACTCATCTCCACGACCAGCTGCTTTATATGCGCTTTGAACTTGCTCAACCGTTGTAGGTGGAAACATTTGTAACATTGCTTCGTTTCTTTCTCTTTGAAGTTTTTTTTGTTGAAAGTCACTTGGTTCTCTTTGAACATAAAATCTGTCTTTATAATCTCTAGCTCTTTGTTCTTGTCTAGCCTGTTGTGTTTCAACAGCTGTCTGATACGCTCTTGATGCCATGCTCTCAGGATTCATAATTCTGTTTATTCTGCTTATTGTTCCAGACCTGTTTAGATCTTGAATATCAGCAGAGGCTGCATCTACAATATCTTTTCTTTGTGCTCGTTGTCCTATATCTTTTCTTGCAAAAGCATCAAATACTTGTTCTTGATCTTTTAAGGCATCAACGTATTGTGCTACTTTTGGTTGCCCTTCTGTTAATTCTTTTTCTAATAATGATTCAGCACCCCCATACCACGGCACACCCTCTGGTCTCCCTGAAATGATACCTGGAAAAAATGTTTCTGATAAAGCTTGTTGATCTGTGTATCCTCGTGCTTTAAAAAAATCATATATACCACCTTCGACTATTCCTTCAAGTGCAATACCTATCGGACTAGTAACGCCTAAAAATTGAAGTGTCTTAGATACACCACCAACCGTTGCCTGACCTACACGTCTTAAAAATTTACCAACTGTTGGTAATGTTTTTGCTATATCCAAACCTCTAGTTAGTTTTGCTTGTGCATTAGCTCGGACTCTGACGTCATCTGATTTTAAATCTTGTCTTGTTTTATTAATATCATCGGTGTAAGAAGCTGGGTCATCACATCTACCAGAGCCTGTGCTTAAACCAATACGACCACCATCAGCCTTGGCATATTTACATTTAAAACCCATCTTTCTTAAAATTTCTGCTTGTGATTTTTTATTTTTTGTTAAGTCTAGATTTTCTAATTGTCCCATAGTGAAAGCATCAGTTCTTACTCCAATACCTTTTCTCGCTAAATCTTGTATATTTGCTTTTGCTTCAGGGGATAGGTATTTATAGTTAGGTAAAAAGTTTTTAGGATTAATTTTTTTACCTGGACTATACTCAATTAAAGGAACATCTATTCCAAATTTTTTTCCATAAGCTGCAGCATCTTTATTATAAAGATTAACAACCTCCTCTATATTTTGATAAAATTTACGTTTACCTGATTTATCAAAACCATACTGAAAACCTTTTGAGGGTTTTTGACCAGTAATAACTTGTTCAAAAATTCTAGCAAAAGGTTTATCAATTTTAACCATCTTATCAGCATTAACTTTTTTCTTTAATCCTTGAACTAATTCTGTATATCCTGGAGCTATTTCATGAGTTGCAGCTATCCCTGCAACCTCGTCTAGATTATATCCTTTTTTTAAAAGTTTTCTAATATTTACTCTTTGACGTTCTGTTTGTCCCTCTTTAAGGCCAAGTAAACCATCTCTTACAGCTAACATTCTGTCTCTAACAATTCCTTGATCATATGTAATAGGTTTAACTTTACCCTTCTCTCCTTCTTGTAAACCTAAAACATCATCTAATAATTCAAACAAATAGTCTCCTCGTTTTTCAATACTAGGTAATTTTAATTTTTTTCCATCTGCGTCTGTTACATCTCTAACTCCATATAAAAATTCTGCATATTTAGAGGCATCTGCACCTACCGCTCTAATAGTTCTTGGCTTATCGTCTCCGTAAATATTAATCGCTAATTGTCTAAAAAAATCTTCATCAATGTCTGATATTTCATAAAGTCTTTCGAACTCTTCAGCAAATCTTATGATCTGTGGATTAGATTTTACATCTCCCGAAAGCACTACAAAAGTATCTTTAAACTCTGGTTCATTCAATATTCTATAATAAGCCCCAGAATCAGGTTTTCCCGGAAGTTTATTTTTTTTTGCTGTATAAGAAACATTTATGAATTGTTTTTTACCTTTAGGTATTGTCTTTTTTATATCTCTTAAAATATTTCTAAAACTTTCACCTTGACCTTTTTGTAACTTTTTTGCATCAGTTGTAATTCTATCTTTAAATTCTTCGGTATTAATTAATCTTGATATATCTGCATCAACTTTAGAATCTGGTATTCCTGCTTTGTTTTTTATATCTTTAATATCTTTAAAATTGATAGAGTCTTTTCTTTTTAATACTTTTCTTAAATATCTTCTAACTTTTGGAATATCTTTGTCCTTATCTCTTTCATCAATAAATTCCTTTAATTCACCTTTTTTCTTTAAAGATGCAAATCCTGAAGTAGCTGTTCCATATTCAGGTCTACGACCATCAGCACTTGGTTGCACTAACATACCACCACCTGCTTTCTGTTGTCGTTCACGTCTTATAAACGCATTAATTGCCTCTGTTGTTTCAACGTCTTCTCTAACTGGTGGGATAGGTGCTTTGCTCGCAGGAAAGACATCCGGAAGATTTGGTTTTTGTTTTTTAACCCGAGTCAGATACTTCATCATCTGTGCATACTTTATCGGGTTCATTATTCTCCTAACATTCTAGCAATACCGCCTGATGCAAAGTCGTCTGGCAGTGAAGGATCATAAAATGGTTGACCTTGTCTTTTTTCCATAAGTTCAT